GTGAAGCTAGGAAAACCAACGGCGATTCCGCCAGATTGGTCTTCCCACCGTGCAACCCCAGGGACGACATATCCAATGGGGGTGTACGTCTTGTCTACTCCGACCGTAGCGCTCGTTGTAAGAGCGGTTGTGGAAAGGATAGTAGACAGTTTCAAGTCGCCGAAGGCTGACATTGATAATTACCTCAAGAAAGATAATAGCCAGTCTGATGAATTAGAAGGCAGACCTCATCAACGCTATGGCATTCAGAGCATGCGTAACGGAAAACGGATTTTTAAGCACAGGTGGCTTCATAGTAGGAAACGCCGTAAGGCGAGACCTACGAAGGCGCACACGCTGGCCAAAATACGACCCATACGCTTCCTCTGCTGTGTCAGGCGATGCTGGGAGACTACCCGACCAATTCACTGACGAAGATGTTATCCTCTTGCCATAGTCGGTTTGGAATCCATCGACAAAGACCAGGCCTCCCCACGCTGATAGCGTTTCGAGGTAAGGTCCAATCGGTAGAAACCAATCGACGACAAAAGAATAAGGTAATAACTCCCATGTCAGATTCACGGGGTTAGTAAAGCCGGTCTGGCCAAGGAAAGAGTGCAACCTATTATCTATCGCATACCGTAACCCAATACGAGTCGAGTAATTGGTAATATACTGTATAGTACCAATTTTAAACGAACCGTTAAAGGGATGGTTTACGTTAGCATAGGAGACCTCTCTTTTCGAGGCTGACCCAGTCACCATGCGAATACTCCCGCGAGTATCAGTATGATACTTAGCGAGGGCCTTCACCGCTCCGTCGATATCATTAAGTAAAGGCTTCCACCCGTATTGGAACGCAAGCCAATTATTGGCAAGCGAACCGCCACGTTTGGGTTCCCGACCTTTCTGAAATCTAGGAGTCGAAGACTGCCATAAAACATCAATAACACCAGGAATGTTTCCATTCCGGGCAGCATTTGCAGCTTTACTCATACGAGTGGCGGCATCAAAGATGACGTCAACCGTACGGTTAGCTTGCGCGATGTCTTGCGCGAGATTACCGTCAATCCCGCGTTCGGAACGTTTAATTACGTTCTGAATGGCTTTATTCGCGATCTCGGAGTTAAATCCTGGATCGGATGGTAGGTCTGCTGAGATTAACTCGTTAGGATACATCACCCAATAACTTCCAACCCCATTGCTTTTACTCTTCTCAGAGTAGAAACATTGAGTGGGTTGTGATAAGGTGAGA